TGAAGAAGAAGAAGAACCTGTAGAAGAAGAAGCACCTGAAGAGACCGCCGGTCCCGTAGAAGAAGAAGCACCTGAAGAGACCGCCGGTCCCGTAGAAGAAGAAGCACCTGAAGAGACCGCCGGTCCAGTTGAACAGGTCGCCGCAGATATCCGTAACATTCTTACTGAAGTCCCTACAACTACTCCAGTTGAAAGTAGTGAACCCGTAGTTTCTGATCAATTATGTTCACTTAAAACTTTAGTAGAAGTTTTGGGCAAATGGTCTGGAAATGAAATTAGAAGAAGACACGTTGAAAATCTATTAAAAGAAGGGACAGAAGTTGATGAGAACTTAGATGATATTGAAAAATTTGTAGAAGTTCTAAAACTATGGATCGGAGAAGGTGGTCCTACATTCAGAGAACATAACCATTTTAAAAAATTAGATGAATATACATTATCAGGCGATTCTATAAATTTATCAGAAGAAAAAAAGGTAGAAGTTTTAAAAACATTAACTGAATTAACTATTAATGTTTCACATAGAAGAAAAAGTAATGAAGAGATTCAAAATGTTATGAATAATCTTTATTAATTTATTTTTATAAAATATATTTTAATTTTTTTAGTTTATTTAATTTAATTACTGTAAGCTAAACCACCCATACCCGACATGATACGGAGGACATTGTAGTTAACTGCGTAGACATTTACAGGTTTTGCTAAGGATTGAACTAACTGAGCATTGTCAATGCGCGAGAAGTTACAGGTTCCAGAAGGCTGGTGCTCTTCGGGTTTAAGGGCGAAAGAGTATACGGCTATTGTGTCAGTATTATTACCGGTCGATGTTTGCGTACAACCATAACCAGTATGGTGTTGCCATACTTGAGTTCTTGTGAAATATCTGAGATCTCTCTCTTTAAAGCGATCATGACCATTTAATTTGAGTAGAGCGGTTTCGTCAAGAGCAGAAGCACAGAGTTTATCTCTTTCATATAATAATAATGCTGTCGCGAGCGACAACCCTACTTTCCGCTGACCGGACCAGATTAATTCTTTAACGGGGTGATTAAAATTAAGATCAATAGTTCCACCTGTTCCTTCTGATGCAAACTGAACTTGTTCAATAAGGTATTCGTGTGAAACTTGAGCAAAGCGTCTGCGCTCATCGGTATCAAGGTAAATATAATCGCACCATAGTTTAAAATCTGTTCCTGCATCAGTGACATTCTCAGCCCCACCCACAGCTTGACCACTTGTGGCAAAAGTGGAGCCGTCATCAATTGCAATTAATTTATCTATCCCTTCAAAAGTAATTTTAACTTTTACTTCGTGGTATTGTAGAGCGATTAAAGGTAATGCTAAACCAGGATTACGACAAAACCAGAAATATAAAGGGACAAACAGTTTAGCAATAGCAGTATCTTTACCACCATCATTGGAAGTCGTGGTAAAACCATTCGCTTCGGGAGTTGCTGCAACTTCTGTATCCACTCCAGTTCCATTTCCACTCATAAGATTAAATAAGGTACTCTGAGAGCCAGTTGGATTAAATTCTGTTAACTGTGAATAAACAGAATGCCAGTGACCATAATGCTTATCAATTCTTTGACCGCCAATTTCTAATTCGCATTCTTTCATTACATGACTTCCATAATCACAACCGATTGCTAAGGTTTCGTTATTGTTTACGGTTTTTAAACTTACATCATGCTCCAAATACATTCTGTGAACTAAATCACCATTTCTGGAGATTGTGGCAACAACATCAGAACCGAAATCAGCAGAACCACTGAATGTTTGGACAATAGATTCCATAGAGAAGTTAGTGTGTCTGCGGTAGACGACTTTGAAGAAAGTAATTTGTGGGTTACCAGTAAGGTAAATATCTTGTGCGCCATAAGCTACTAATTGCATTAATCCTCCTCCCATTTTTTGTTTTTATAATATAACATAGAAAAAAATTTTAAAGAAATTAATTTAATTAATTTAAATTCTTTTAAAAGAATTGTTAAATGAATAAAAATATATTAAATATAAATTACTTAGTTAGAATAAGCTAAACCACCCATACCACTCATGATACGGAGGACATTGTAGTTGACGGCGAAGATTGTTAGTTTAACTGTGTTGGTGGGTCCTGAAGTGTCCTTTGCAATGAGTGTGGGCGTACCCCGGACCGCAACTTTCAGACCCGATCCAACCAATTGTGCGTTATCAATTCTTGAGAAATTACAAGTACCCGAAGGTTGATGTTCTTCAGGTTTAAGAGCAAAGGAATAAACAGCAATAGCGTCTGAACCCATAGGGGCAGCCGCATCTGTATCTAAATCAGAGTTAGTTACGCCAAATGTTGGTACAGCACCATATCCAGTGTGATGTTGCCATACTTGAGTTCTAGTGAAATATTTATTATCTCTTTCTTTAAAACGATCATGTCCATTCAGTTTCAATTGCCAAGTACCTTCCATAGTATCCAGAGAAACAGGACTAGCAGTTGTATCTCCCTGAGCAGTTCCAGCTGCGCCCAGCGGTTGGCATCTCCCTTTATCGGTACCAACAGTTTCATTTCTCATAGTCCAGACTAATTCCTTAACTGGGTGATTGAAATTAAGATCAATTGATGGTGATGCTGAATTAATAATACTTTCCGAATACTGTAATTGTTCAATTAAATATTCGTGAGATACCTGGGCGAATCTACGTCTTTCATCAGTATCTAGATAGATATAATCACAATATAAATTAAATTCTTTTCCATCCAATTTGACCTTACCTGTACTAGTACCTATGGGCATGGGGATAGCGTTAGCGGTAAATTCATTATTGGCGGATCCATCATACCTCCCCAAATTAGCAATTGTTTCAAAAGTCATTTTAACCTTGACTTCATGGTATTGAAGGGCAATTAACGGTAATGCGAGACCAGGATTGCGGCAAAACCAGAAATTTAATGGTAAAAATATTCTCCCAATATCAATTTTAGCTGACGCTGACGATGACACACCTTTAGTATAATCGAATCCATTAAAAACCCCATTAGCGGCCCCAAAACCACTATCAGTATTGTGATATGTAGAAGTATTAAATCCGTACCCATTCCCGCTCATTTTTTGATATAAAGTTCCATCCGAATTCGATCCGACGAGTACAGCTGTAGGATCCAAATTCCCCCCGAAATGACCACTTGGATTAAATTCAGTTAAATCAGAATAAACACGATTCCACATGGAAGTATGTTTATCAATTTTTTGACCACCAATTTCAATTTCACATTCTTTGATTAATGAATCACCATATCTTTCAACTAATCCAATCTGGTCGTCATTGTCTGGATCCACGCTTGTAAAATTAGCGGCGTGTTCCAAATACATTCTGCCAACTAAATCACCATTTCTGGAGATTGTGGCAACAACTTCACCACCGAAGCCAGCAGTACCAGAGAATGTTTGAACAATAGATTCCATGGAGAAGTTAGTGTGTCTGCGATAGACGACTTTGAAGAAAGTAATTTGCGGGTTACCAGTAAGGTAAATATCTTGTGCGCCATAAGCTACTAATTGCATTAATCCTCCTCCCATTTTTGTTTTTATAATATAACATAGAAAAAAATTTTGGGGAAACTAAATTCTTTTTTTATTTTTTATTTATTTTTTTATAAAATATGTTAAAATTTTTAGTTTATTTATTTAATTACTGTAAGCTAAACCACCCATACCAGACATGATACGGAGGACGTTGTAGTTGACGGCGTAAACGTTATAAGCTGCCGCATTGGTAGCAGTTAATTGGGCGCTATCAATTCTTGAGAAATTACAGGTGCCAGAGGGTTGGTGTTCCTCAGGTTTAAGGGCAAATGAATAAACAGCAATGGCATCAGAATTAATTGTTGAACCATATCCAGTGTGGTGTTGCCATACTTGAGTTCTTGTGAAGTATTTAGTATCTCTTTCTTGGAAGCGGTCATGACCATTCAGTTTTAACTGGAAATTTCCTGACATTGTTTCGGGGAGCCTTTTGAGGAGGAGCTCACGGCGGGCGGGGCCGATTCCCAGGTCGTCACCGGGGGCGGTAAATATAGAAGATGGTGTTCTGGTCCATATTAATTCTTTAACAGGGTGGTTAAAATTTAAATCTAAAGTGCCCCTATTATCAAAACTTTGGAATTGTACTTGTTCGATTAAATATTCGTGTGATACTTGAGCGAAACGACGTCTTTCCTCTGTGTCTAGGTAAATATAATCACACCATAAATTAAAATCCTGAGTTATAAGCCCGTCATTAATGTCTGATACCGTGTGGTTGGTGAGGCCGGGAACCACGACGCTCTGCGCATCGCCGACCGTATCATTAGCATCTGTGAACGGGGCGTTCATGACGTTATTACTATCGCCCTCAACTGTATTGTTAAATAGGTTTATTTTATCGTCGAATGTCATTTTAACTTTAACTTCATGATATTGAAGAGCGATTAAAGGCAGCGCTAGACCGGGACTACGGCAAAACCAAAAATATAAAGGAATAAATATTGTTGCACTTGCGACGTCCGCGATGGCCCCAGCTTGAGCATTGATAGTCCACGAACCCATAGTCCGCATCCCTGCCTCGCCAGGACCGGCGTTTAAACCCGTAGAAACAGGACCGCCATTGCCAGACATAGTATTAAATAAGGTTGATTTCACAGCGGACCCTTCCTCGAGGCCCCCGAATGTGGTGAAGGCGCCGTAGTGTGAATCGACATCAACAAGGTCGTAACCATTAGATTGAGCTCCTGATGGATTAAATTCAGTTAATTGGGAATAAACTGAGTGCCAGTGACTATAATGTTTATCAATACTCTGACCACCAATTTCTATTTCACATTCCTTAATTAAATTAGATCCATAATTCGGGCAGATATTAATATACTGGTGGGCGGCTGCACTTGCCGCCACCAATTTAACAACATGCTCCAAATACATTTTGCCAACTAAATCACCATTTCTGGAGATTGTGGCAACAACTTCATTACCAAAGTGAGCAGTCCCACTGAAAGTTTGTTTAATGGATTCCATAGAGAAGTTAGTGTGTTTGCGATATACAACTTTAAAGAAAGTAATTTGTGGGTTTCCAGTAAGGTAAATATCTTGGGCGCCATAAGCTACTAATTGCATTACCCCCCCTCCCATCCAGTTTTTTATAATATAACATAGAAAAAAAAAAAAAGAAAATTAAATTCTTTTAAAAAAGACTATAATATTTAGAAAAATTATTATTTATTTAGTTACTGTATGCTAAACCGCCCATACCAGACATGATACGGAGGACATTGTAGTTGACGGCGAAGATTGTGTCAACATTGACTGCTGTTCCAGTAGAAACTAATTGAGCATTATCAATGCGAGAGAAGTTGCACGTACCAGATGGTTGATGTTCTTCAGGTTTAAGGGCAAACGAATAAACAGCAATAGAGTCATCGAATTTTCCCGGACCTCCGGAGTTGGCCGGAGTGATTCCACCCGGACCAGAGTGATGTTGCCATACTTGAGTTCTGGTGAAATATCTGAAATCACGAACAGCAAAACGATCGTGTCCATTTAGTTTAAGTCCAAATGTTACGTTTGCTGCGCTGCCATGAACACCGGTGTTCGCAGTGACATCGACCCCAACTTTCGATTTTTTTACTGTCCATATCAATTCTTTTACAGGATGGTTGAAATTGAGATCAGTGTTCCCGCCGGTGACGGCTACTGTCACAGTCTGTTCTTGAACCTGTTCAATTAAATATTCATGGGAAACCTGGGCGAATCTTCGACGTTCATCGGTATCGAGATAGATGTAATCAGCCCATAATGAGTTTTTCCCAGTCGCCCAGGACAAAGTTATTGTATGATTAAGAATAATTTTAACTTCATGGTACTGAAGGGCGATTAGGGGTAATGCCAGACCTGGATTACGACAGAACCAAAATTGTAATGGGACAAAAACTTTTGTGAATCCGGTGCCGTCGCCCGAGGTTACATTTACACCACCCATACCGCTCATTTTTTGAAATGATGTTGCGGTTTCGCCCGCGGCGTTTGAAACAGTCCCTGTAGGATTAGGTTCAGTTAATTCAGCCCATGTTTCCATCCATAAACCAGTATGTTTATCAATCTTTTGACCACCAATTTCTAATTCAACATCTGTAATCCATGAAGCGCCCGGATTGTCCATGTTCCGGACGCTTCCGCCGGCCGCTTCGGTAATTTCCAAATACATTCTGTGAACTAAATCACCATTTCTAGAAATAGTGGCGGTACAACGACCATTGCTATCTTGTGTCCCATTCCAGGTTTGTTCAATAGACTCCATAGAGAAGTTAGTGTGTCTGCGGTAGACAACTTTAAAGAAAGTAATTTGTGGGTTACCAGTAAGGTAAATATCTTGTGCGCCATAAGCTACTAATTGCATTAACCCTCCTCCCATTGTTTTGTTTTTATAATATAACATAGAAAAAAATTTTGGAGAAATTAATTAAATTCTTTTAAAAATGACTATAATATTTAGAAAAATATATTAATTATTTAAAATCTATAGAAATAGATTATTTATTTAGTTACTGTATGCTAAACCACCCATACCACTCATGATACGGAGGACATTGTAGTTGACGGCGAAAATACTACAATTTGATGAAACTAGTGCTGCACCAAATACTAATTGAGCGTTATCAATGCGGGAAAAATTACAAGTTCCAGATGGTTGATGTTCTTCTGGTTTAAGAGCAAATGAGTAAACACCAATGGAATCATTAAACGCTCCGTCCCCCGCACCAGTACCCGAATCAAGACCTCCTGCTCCTGTGTGGTGTTGCCATACTTGAGTTCTGGAGAAATATCTACTATCACGAGCGGCAAAGCGATCATGACCATTTAATTTTAGTAGAACTGTACCGGTACTCATTGGTTGAATAAGTGTAGTATAAGCAGCCGCTCCAGCAATACCATTCGCCCCATCAGCAGCAGCAGTCCATATGAGTTCTTTTACTGGATGATTAAAATTTAAATCTGTACTTATAACTTTACCGACTGTTTGTTCTTGAACTTGCTCGATTAAATATTCGTGTGATACTTGAGCAAAACGTCTACGTTCATCAGTGTCAAGATATATATAGTCAGCCCATAATCTATTCTTAGTAGCAGTGAGAGCAGCAAACATATTATGTTCAAGAATAATTTTAACTTCATGATATTGAAGGGCAATTAAAGGTAAAGCAAGTCCCGGATTACGGCAAAACCAAAATTGTAAAGGTATGAAAAATGGTACAGAATTACTAGATGCCTGTACACCACCCATACCACTCATATTTTGAAAAAGGGTCCCGTTCACACCACCAGCGGCGCCATGAACACCTGTAGGATTAGGTTCAGTTAATTCAGCCCAAACTTCCATCCATCTCCCTGATTGTTTATCTATTTTTTGACCACCAATTTCTAATTCAATAGAGGTAATCGCTGCAGAGGAAGGGTTATTAAAAGTTGCCGCACACGTATTTGTAATTTCCAAATACATTCTGTGAACTAAATCACCGTTACGGGAAATAGTGGCGGTGCAACGACCATTCGCCCCATCAGAGGTACCATTCCAGGTTTGCTCAATAGCCTCCATAGAGAAGTTAGTGTGTCTGCGGTAGACAACTTTAAAGAAAGTAATTTGTGGGTTACCAGTAAGGTAAATATCTTGTGCGCCATAAGCTACTAATTGCATTAATCCTCCTCCCATTTTTGTTTTTATAATATAACATAGAAAAAAATTTTAGAGAAATTATTTAATTAATTTAAATTAATTAAATTCTTTTAAAAATGACTATAATATTTAGAAAAATATATTAATTATTTAAGATCTATAGAATAGATTATATTATTTAATAATTATTTAGTTACTGTATGCTAATCCACCCATACCGGACATGATACGGAGGACGTTGTAGTTGACGGCGAAGATTTTATTTATACCGCTTCTGGGGGCGGATGCCTCTAGTCTGGCGTTATCAATTCTTGAGAAGTTACATGTTCCACTTGGTTGGTGTTCTTCTGGTTTGAGGGCAAATGAATAGACCCCAATAGAGTCATCGAATTGTCCATCGAGACCAAGGTCTCCATCTGAAGTCACCGAAGTCAATCCGCCTGCTCCCGAATGATGTTGCCATACTTGTGTTCTAGAAAAATATCTCCAGTCACGGGCAGAAAAACGATCATGACCGTTTAATTTAAGTAAATACGTCTGGGTCTCTGTTCCAATTGCTATTGATGTCGGAGCCACCGTGCCACTTACTTTCGCTGAAGCACACCACACTAATTCTTTAACGGGATGATTAAAATTAAGATCACCGGTACCATCAGTTAATGATTGTTCTTGAACCTGTTCAATAAGGTATTCATGAGATACCTGAGCAAAACGACGACGTTCATCGGTATCAAGGTATATATAATCACACCATAATTTATTATCCTGCTTGTGTCCGGTCGCGGCTAACGTTGATGCGATAGTATGATTAAGGACAACTTTAACTTCATGATACTGAAGAGCAATTAAAGGTAATGCTAGACCAGGATTTTTACAGAACCAGAATTGTAATGGAACAAATAACTTATCCATATCCGTGCCAGAGCTGGCACCATCTATTACTCCACCCATTAAACTCATTTTTTGAAACAAAGTTCCACCTATGACTTTCCCGGTCTTGGCTTTACCACAAGCGCCTGTAGGATTAGGTTCAGTTAATTCAGCCCATGTTTCCATCCATAAACCACTTTGTTTATCAATCTTTTGACCACCAATTTCTAATTCAACATCTGTAATACATGAGGCACCAAAGTTACCCCCCTCAGCGAGGACGGTGTCTCCTGTAGTTAATTCTAAATACATTCTGTGGACTAAATCGCCATTGCGAGAAATGGTGGCAGTGCATCGACCATCTGAAGCTGCCGAAGTCCCATTCCAAGTTTGTTCAATAGCTTCCATAGAGAAGTTAGTGTGTCTGCGATAGACAACTTTAAAGAAAGTAATTTGCGGGTTACCAGTAAGGTAAATATCTTGTGCACCATAAGCTACTAATTGCATTAATCCTCCTCCCATTTTTTGTTTTTATAATATAACATAGAAAAAAATTTTGGAGAAATTAATTAATTAAAAAAATAAAAAATTAATTAATTGATTAAATATAAAATATAAATTTGAAAAATAATTTAATATTTAAAAAAATCAACTATATATTTATAAAATGGCAGAACAATATGAAAAGAAAGAACTCAGACAACATATCTATGACACCCCTGATACATATGTCGGAGGTATCGATAAAATTAATGAAGTTCTGCCCATCTTAAACGATAATAAAATCGTGTTTAAAGAAATTGAATATATCCCGGCATTATTGAATATCTTTAATGAGATTCTTGTAAATGCGAGAGATCAAATTGTTAGATTACAAGGTAAAAGTGATGAAGACCCTAATATTATCCAAGTATCTCAAATTAAAATTAACTTTAATGAAGATAATTCAATAACTGTATTAAATGATGGAAATGGTATTACTATAAAAAAACATGAAAAAGAAAAAATATATATTC